TCTCAGGTAAATGTGATGAGGGAAAATTCTCAGGTAAATGTGATGTGGGGAAATTCTCAGGTAAATGTGATGTACAATAACGCAGCAAACCTTAAGGATAACGAAAAACTGATTTAAGGATGCAAACAAAACTATCCATATTCGACAATACTCCGACAAAAGGTCAAATAGTCTGTCGGCGTATTATTCAAAGATGTATCGAGGCAGGAAATAAAGAGCACAAGCGGATCTGTAAAATGATAAGCATACAGGAAGTTTTATATCAATACGGGAAATGATGGAAAAACCCAAAGATAATATGTGTGCTAATTGCGCTCATTCTGAACTATATGACTACACAAGTCATTTAATTTACTGTCAATTAGATCAAGAAGATTATCCAACTGATCACTGGTGCGAAAAATATCAGTATTTTTATTACTACTGAAAAACACTAATAAAAAAACTATTAAACAAAAAAGAAAAAACTCATGGATTACAAAGAATTTTTAGAAACAAAGCAACAAAGAATAAAATCATGTGGATTTGATATTGAAAGTAAATTAGCTAAAGATAATATAGTAGATTCACTGGAAGTTAAAGGAACTGATACACCGGAATTTAAAGCTAAATCTTTTGAGGATTTTCAGGATGAAAAAATACGTATATTAATTACAAAACCTAAAATCGGTGGGTTTGGTATGAATTTTCAAAACTGTCATAATATTATATTTTTTGGTATCAATGATTCATGGGAATCGTTTTATCAATCAATAAGAAGATGTTATAGATTTGGTCAAAACAGACCTGTAAATGTATATATTGTAATTTCAGATATTGAAACATCTATTTATGAAAATGTAAAAAAGAAATCTGAGATGGCAGAAAGAATGATGAATGGATTAATTAACGAAGTAAAACTATATGAAATGGAAGAATTAGGAAAAAATGTTAAATTAATTGAATCTGATTTTGAAACGAATGAATATAAGTCAGATAATTTTGAAGCATATTTAAATGATAGTTGTGAAAAGTTGAAAGATTTTCACAATGATAGCATTGATTTATCTATTTACTCTCCTCCATTTGCTGATTTGTATACCTATTCAGCAACAAATAGGGATCTTGGAAATAGTAAAGATTGGGATGAATTTTTCAATCACTATGGGTTTATAATTAAAGAATTATTTAGAATTACAAAACAGGGCAGAATGTCATGTGTACATACTTCTGATATACCTGCAATGCAAATGAAAGACGGATATATCGGGATCAGAGATTTTCCTGGAGCTGTCATTGAGGAACATACTAAACATGGATGGATATTTTATGGCAGGGCAATAGTAACGAAAAATCCGCAATCACAAGCTATAAGAACAAAGGCAAAAGGATTGTTATTTACGCAATTAAGAAAAGACTCACTCAACAGCAGACCCGCATTACTGGATCATATTTTAATATTTAAAAAACCTGGTGATCCTATTGTTCCGGTGAAACCAGTTGAAAATGGAGAGATAAATAATGAAGTATGGATTGATTGGGCTGGCGGTATATGGACAGGAATACATGAATCAGATACATTACAATATGGAGCAGCAAGAGATAAAGATGATGAAAAACATATATGCCCTTTACAGTTAGGTACAATAGAAAGATGTTTAAAATTGTATTCAAATCCAGGAGAAACAATATTAACACCATTCGGTGGAATCGGATCTGAAGGTTATCAGGCAGTAAAGTTTGGAAGAAAAGCTATTTTAATTGAATTAAAAAGATCATATTTCAGAATATTACTTGAAAATATGAAAAGTATTGAAAATAGCACCATTCAACCTAATTTATTTACTCAATTAAATGACTGATATGCAAAAGAAACATCATTCACTAATAGAAGCAATCACAAATACATTAGTTGGTTTTTTAGTCAGCTTGTGCATTCAGCTTATAATTTACCCTGTTATGAACATCCCTGTTCGGATAGAACAAAATGTTATAATAACACTTGTTTTTACAATAGCATCTATTTTAAGAGGGTATATACTGAGAAGGATATTTAACTTTTTTACTTGATAATTTTAAGTTAATAAAAAAATGCAAACATATTTGTTATTTACAAACTATTTTGTAATATTGTATTAGCAATCAAAATCAATATGTGGCAATTCACTAAAATATTAAGCCTGAGTAAACACAGTTCCGTGCCACACGGGATTGCAACTGTGTTGAAAGGGCTTTATTTTTTGTGGAGGTATTGAAATGAGCGGGAGATTAATAAAAAAAGGATTAGATTATTTTCCTATGGATGTAGAAATAGACGATAAAATTGAGCTTATTGAAGCAAAGCACGGAATAACTGGCTTCGGAATACTTGTTAAATTATTTCAGAAAATTTACAAAGATGAAGGGTATTACATGAATTGTACAGAAGAGACATTATTGATATTCAGTAAACGAATTAATGTTAACATAAATACAATTAATGATGTAATAAATGACTGTTTAAAGTACGGAATTTTTGATAATAATAAGTTTGAACAATACAAAATATTAACAAGTAATGGTATTCAAAAGAGATATTTGAATGCAGCTGAGAGGAGAAAAGAGATTATAATGGAGGAAAATTATATTATTGTTGACATAAATTCAATTAATGTAAACATAAATGTAATTAATTCATACAAAAGTACACAAAGGAAAGGAAAGGAAAGGAAAGGAGAGGAAAGTATAGAAAATAATATAAATATTGAATTTGAAAATTTCAGAAAATTATATCCTGGCACAAAAAGAGGATATAATACAGAGTTTGATAATTTCAAAAAGAAGCATAAGGACTGGAAAGATGTGTTAATTATTCTTAATGAAAAGTTACAGCAACAAATAAAAGCACGTGAACGAAAAAAGAACATGAACTTATTTGTACCGGAATGGAAAAATTTACAAACATGGATCAACCAAAGATGTTGGGAGGATGAAATACAAATTGAAACAAGCAAGCCTACAATTAAAAACTTAACGTATGGATAAAATTCCCCCACATAATATTGATGCTGAAATAGCAGTATTAGGTAGTTTACTGATAGAGAATTCTTATCATGAATATATTGATTCTGTCAACCCTGAATTTTTCTATAATTTATTTCACCAGGAAGTTTTTAAAGCAATACAAAAGCTACATTCTGAGAAGAAAAATATTGATATATTAACAGTATCAGATGAAGTTAAATATCCAGTAAGAGTTAGTGAATTAACAAAAAACATTGCAGGCAGTTCTCATTTTCCTGAACATTTGGCTATTGTCATTGAGAATTATTTACGTAGGTCGTTAATTAAGAAAAGCGGTGAAATGTTTAATAACTCATTTGACTTATCAATGGATGTGGAGGATATTATTCAGGAACTTAACAAAACAAACATTGAATTATCCGGTCTTATTTATAAAAATTGCGACATTAAGACCATTCAAGAGGTAGCTAAAGAATGCTATAAGGATGCAAATATCAGAAAAAAGAAATATGAAAAAAACGAACCATTCGGGATAAGCATACCTTTAGGCGCATTACAGAAAGTATTAGGAGGGTGGCATCATGGGGAATTAACGATTTTAGCAGCTCGCCCTTCTATGGGGAAAACAGCTTTAGCGTTAAAATTTGCCACTCATGCAGCATACCAGGGGTATAAGGTACTGTTTGTGTCGATAGAGATGAGTGCAAAGTTATTAGTTGACAGAGTTATCGTAGGTAAGTCAGAAGTAAATGCAGAAAAATACAAGAATGGGAACATAACGAATTTTGATATTTCATTGATAGAAAAGGCATCTTCAGAAATTGAGGATTATCAAATATTGATAGCGGATGAGGGTAGCATTAATGTAGATCAAATTTACACTATGATAAAAAAGCACAAACCAGATATAGTGTTTGTTGACTATGTTCAACTGATAGGTAAAAGCAAAGGGGTGAAAGCAGAGAACCGCAACCAGGAAATAGGGCAAATCTCGAGACGGTTAAAGGCAGCGAGTAAAGATTTTAATATACCGGTTATTGCTCTTTCGCAGTTAAACAGGGGGGTGGAAATAAGGGCAAACAAAAGACCTAAGTTGAGCGACCTTCGGGAATCAGGCGACCTGGAACAAGATGCTGATATCGTTATTTTTCTTTACCGGAATTCTTATTATGATAAAGACGATGTTAGCAATAACATTGAATTGTTAATTAAGAAAAACCGTAATGGAAGAACCGGATTTGTTGAATGCAAACATAATGACACCTTTACTGATTTTTGGGATGTGGAAATTTAACGTTCCGATGGTATGGTAAGTGCCTACCACAAAACTTTGTTAAATGACCAAAAATTGAAATTATGAAAAGACTTGTCCAAAAACTAAGAAAGGCATTTGCTATACCATGTGTTAGCAAATCGTTGCCCGACCATTACGCAGGTGAATTAAATACAAAGCGGATTAAGGCGTACAGATTGCTACATGAACAATACAACCTTGAAGAAGGAACAGTAAGGGATATATTTTGCAAAGGGGCAGATTGGTATAAAGAGCAGTGTCAAAGGGGCAATGTTTGCTAACTAATTGATATACACTATAACTTAAATAAAGAGAGATGAAAACAAAAATTAAAAATGCAAGTGTAAAAGTAATGTTAAGTTATGATTATTGTCATTTCGAGGCTTTAATGTCATTAGAAAATGACAATGGATTAGAACTAAAAGAAATTGATGATGCACGTAAAGATTGTCAGAGATTAGCTGATAAAGCGGTTGGACAATATAAAACCGCAAAACAGGCAGCGATCGCAAGAGAGGAGAGTAAGTATAGAATGATAAATTTTGAGGAGGAATGTAAAAGAATTGCAAATAAAAATGAACAAGATAGGACAATTAAAGAAATAGCTATGCTTAAACAATATAAAGACGAAGAATGGAGAGATCAGTTTTATGCTTATTACGATTATGATGATGATGAGGATTATTCATTTTAAACCAATAAAGAGATAGAAGTATGGATCAAGAAACTGCAACGGAGAAAGTCTGGAAATTATTAGAAGATCAAAAATTAGTGATTTTAGGACTTAAACATATCTACACTGATTTCTTTAATCAACTCTATGCTATTGGATATAATGAAGGTAGCAGGAGCAGAAGTAACAAAAAATCAGTTATCCAAATGGATAAATATGGTAATGTAATAAATGTATTTGACAGTATAGCATCTGCAAACCGAAAAACTAAAATTGATTCGGGAGATATTGTTAAATGCTGTAAAAGTCAAAAAAATAGTGCTGGGGGATTCCATTGGAAATATGAAAGTACCTCAGAAAGGTAAACCAATAAATTAAAGAGATGAAAACAGCAGAACAATTTTGGAAAGAAAAAACGGGTAAAGAACCCCAGAATGCCTCTGAAAGGCTGGCGATTTTTATGATGGTTGAATATGCACTGTATGTATATCGAGAAAATGCTTCAGAATCATTAGAGGAATATATTAAATCATTTAAGGAGGAAAAGAAATGACAATAAAAGAAAAAATAAAACAACAGCTTAACAATCTTCGGAATTTTGAAGATTTAAGTTATGGCGGGTTAAGAACACTAAAAATTATTGAAGATTTATTATTGCAATTGGAGGAAAAGAAATGAAAACCCCTGAGCAGTATTATAATTCATTGTCAAATACAGAGGCCAATTCTCCAATTGATAAAAACAATGAGTTTAAATTTAGCAGTTTTGACTTAATCAACTTCACAAAGGCATATTTGAAAGATGTTATTTTACCTGAGATAAAGAGGAAAATATGAACTTTGAAATAGGACAAAGAGTAAAAATTGTATTTGTAAATCATATCCGAAGGGGTATTTTGCATGGAGAAATTATTGAATTAACACCGTATGAAATTACTCTAAAACAATTTACAGAGGATGAAATGACAGTTACTATCAAAAGAAAAAATATACAGGAGATAACTGAGTTATGAAAACAATAGAAAGTAAATTACAGATTGCCTGTGTGAGATGGTTCAGGTTGCAATATCCAGGATTTTTACTTTGTTCCTTTCCGATGGGTGGTTTCCGCCTGAAGAAAATGGATGTGAAATAAGGGAAAATCCAAAACAAGATAGATTTTAGGAAAAACACTTGACATTTTCATTTCTAAATTTTAACTTTCGCAATTATGGACATTCGGGATCTGAAATTAAATAAAAGCAACCCCCGTTTTATTAAAGATGAACGGTTTAAAAAACTCTGCCAGAGTGTAAAGGATTTTTCTAAAATGATGGAACTTCGACCAATCGTTTGTAATAAGGATGGATTAATAATTGGCGGAAACATGAGATACAGGGCGTTGAAAGAACTCGGATATAAGGAGGTCCCTGATTCATGGGTAAAAGTAACAGACAAACTGACAGAAGAAGAAGAAAAAAGATTTATCATTGAGGATAATCTAAATTTCGGCGACTGGGACTTTGAAATCTTGGCAAATGAATGGGATAGTGAGTTATTGAATGACTGGGGGATGGAAATACCTAAAACAGAAGAAGATACACAAGAAGAAAAGGAAAAACAATTACAGAAATGTCCGAACTGCGGATTTGAGTATTAACAACTAAAAAACAACTATGCCATTTCCAGAAGATAAACGAAATACAAAAGGGTTTGACAAGCGACCAGAGAACATCAATCGTGAAGGCAGACCTGTTGGCTCAAAGAACAGGAATACTATATTAAAAAAATGGATTGAACTAACCACGAAATTAAAAAATCCCATCACCGGAAATGAAGAAGAAGGGATTGTTGAAGATAAAATTGCATTAGCTTTATTATCTAAAGCACTGAAAGGAGATGTTATTGCAATAAAGGAAATATACGATACTTTATACGGGAAAATAGCGGATAAGTCAGAGACGAAAGTACAAGGTGAAATAATTATCAATTTAAAAAAAGGTGGAAGCAGTGAAAAATGAAATCATTTATGGTGAGGTATTTGAAATGACTTTACAGGCTTATGAACAAGGAAAGAAAGTAATTATTCATAAAGGAGGGACAGGCTCAGGTAAGACAGAAGATATTATAATATTTCTTTGCTTCATAATAGCATTAAAACAGAAAAATCAAATTATCACGATAGTTTCTGAGTCAAGACCTCACCTTGATATTGGAGCAATTCGCATCTTAAAAAAATACCTTGTCAAATCGGGATTATATGAACTGATTAAATTTAATGAAACTTTAGGCCGATGTGTATTTAATAATACTGGTTCTATAATAGAATTTTTCTCAGCTGACAGGATCGAAAAGGCATTAGGGGCAAGACGTAACTGGTTATTCGGAAATGAAATAAACAGCTTGAAAGAAGAAATTTGGGATGAACTTGCCCGCAGATCTCAATTCATTATAGCAGACTTTAACCCGACGGTTCAATTTTGGTTAGAAGACTGGATTCAGAACTACAATGACACAATAATTATAACTTCAAATTATCTTAGCAATCCTAATTTACCAGAATTTGAAAAGGAAAGAATCAAAAAACGTGCAGAAAGGGATCATAATTTCAAGCGAATACATATTGATTGCGAATACGGAGGTATGGAAGGGCTGATTTATCCTAACTGGAAATTTGGGGAATTTGATAACTCATTACCTTATATTTTCGGGTTGGATTTTGGTTTTCATCCTGATCCGGATGCAATGGTTAAGGTCGCAATAGACAAAAAGCGAAAGTTAATCTATCTACATGAATGCTTTTATGAACGGGATCAGCTGTTACAAGACCTGAAAAGTAACGTAGCGAAACATGCAAAATCACATGAATTAATTATTGCTGACTCAGCCTCTCCACGAATGATTGCAGAGTTAAGAAATCAATTTAACATAAAGGGAGTACAGAATAAAAATAAGATAGAAGGCATTAGGATAATACAGGATTATGAATTGATAGTCACAAAGGAAAGTACAAATTTAACTAAAGAATTAAGAAATTATATCTGGAGTGACAAGAAGGCAGGAATACCTATTGATGCTTTTGATCATTTACTTGATCCATTGAATTACGTAGTTTTGACTCAAAATAGATCATCAGGGCATCAGACATGGAGAATGTAAAACGGATAAATAAATTGAAGTTATTTGACATGATTAAGCATCCTGAATTATACGCAGGATTAGCAGATGGATTAATTGAGTTACCTTTGCCTGATAAGTTTAAGATGAAAGGCAAGATATTGCATATACCAGATACCAGGCAGGAATTAGCAGAGAATATTTGTTACGGGCAACGGTTATATTTATCAAGAAATGAGATTAATGATTTCGGGATAATAATCCGTATTTCTGGGGGTTATTTTTATCCCCAGCTGACAGGCTTGAAATTTAATGACAAAAATATATGCAAGATATTGAAATATGTTTTAACTTGCCTTGCAAAAGATATTTATCCTGTAGTTTTGCATATAGTAAAATTGATGGGTGAACTGATAGAGAATGAACAGAAGTTATTACATCGAGAACCGACAAAGATGGAGCTGGCAGCAGGGATTGAGAAATTAGACCCGTATGCAGAGCTGAATGTCTTGGATTTTCTCAGGGATGCAATGAAGGTAACAGTAGATGAAGTTTTAATAACACCGTATAATGAATGCCTGGTTAGGCTGATGAACGCAAAGGCAATACAAGATTATCAGGAAAGGTATATGAAGCTACAAAGTGAAGAAATGGAATTAAAAACTAAAAAGCATGTATAAAGTCATTAATTTACATAACAGGGATTATATAGTAAAAGAACAGGAAAAACACAGGGCAGGAGATTACCCGCAGGCAAATTTTCTCGGAAGCGGGATGTGTCTTTGTGGGGTTTTGAACAAACAGGAAACACTTGAACAATGGGAAGTAAGGACAAATAAAGTTAAATTAAAAACAAAGAAAAATGATTGCAGAAGTAAAATCAGACGGAATGATTCTGTTGGAAAGCCAGTCCGTCAAAGAAAAAAACATCTTACAGCAGTTAGTTAAATCCATAGCTGTAGACAGTGCAGGATTTATGGATTGCTGCGGAAGAAAACAATGTGCATTTGAAATAACCTTAAAAGATGATTGCTGAAACACTCAAAACGGTACTTACTGATTCAGGTTGTACTTATGTCTTGTATGAATCGGACAAACTTGCTAACCTTGTAACAGATGAGGCAACGCAGGATGATATTATTGGCCTGATTGTACAGCCAAATAGTGTTAATTTAGTTGTTCGGGCAAATGCTATTATGGAGCAATATCCGCCATATTATGTGGAAATAATGAAACAGGTGAGATTAGAAGATAATGCCGATAATAACGAGGTGGTATTACAGCAATTACTTGATATTTGTAAAGAAATCATAGTCAGATTGATAGCATTGGGAATGTTCAAAACAATACTCCCATTAAAGGTGGATAAAATACTGGAAACGAAATATGATGCTAATGTAATAGGCTGGTCAATGCCTTTGGATTTGACACGACTTTTGAATGAAAATAGAGAACCCTGTGTATGATACCAGACTTAAAACAGGAACTGAATAATTTAATTATTGAAATAAGTAAGAAAAATATGTATCATGGGAATAAAATCCCTGATTCAATAATGAAGTTATTCGAGATTGAGGAGAAGGATTCAAGCATAGGAATATTAGTACCATATTGGTTAGGAGTTTTACAGCGTGGACGTGGAGCAAGGAAAAGTAATAAGAGTTCAGGGTTGGTTGATAAGATTTACAGTTGGATGCAAAAAAGGAATATGTTCAGGTCTAAAACACCGGAAGGCAAGCGAAATGAAGCACGGGGTTTGACATGGTATATTAACAAATATGGCAACCAGCAGTTTCGTAATAAGGTATTTGTGGATATATACGAAAAGGAACGGGAGAAAACAATAAAGGAAATAAACGATAAATTCTCAGCAAGCATATCTAAAATAACTATGGAGGTATTATGAAATGGCAATATATACACTAATTTCAACGCCTGCCTGTTATACAGCGACAAGCCCCCCTGTTGTGTCCCGATGGGTAGCAACAGAAAGTCCTAATATTTTCCGGTTATTAAGACAAGACTGGACGGTAAACTCACAAGCAAACGCAGGCGGTTATCTACAGGTTGTAGTTGACGGCACGTTCACAGGACTTGAAGGAGACAGCATCCAGGTTTACAATGAAACAAACAATGAGGTCTTATCCGGAACGATAACAGCAATAGCAGGGAATACGATAACGACAGATATTCTCTGGGTTGCCGGTACGGTTATAACGTATCTCAATGATAATACGCTCTATCCAGGATTTTATTTTGAAGGCAGGTTGACGATTAATGGGATACTGGAAGAACTAACGATTTACGCAACACCTGACAGATTTGGTTATGCGGATATAGATATTTCCGGACTATTAAGAATAAAAACATCACGCACTAAGTTAGGAAATTACACAACAGACCTGACAGCAGAAACCGTAAAATCCGGAAGGTTTTCATTTGAATATCGGCCGTGTTGGTTTGGCAGTGATAATGAATGGATACCAGAGGGAGGATCAATTTCTCCGCCTTCGGATGAAATTCTTTGGTATTATTGTGAGGCTGTCCGGTCTGCTGAACAAGGATCAAACTTACAGGAATATGTACCGAATGAAAACAGTGATGTACCGTTTTTTAATCAATTTGAACGCCCTGTTTATTTCTTTGGATTGCCTTTTGATATTTCATTTATCCTTCCTTCATTGCCTGAGTTATCCCCTTCTGCTGAAATTGTAATCACAAAAAGAATTTACAACTCAGTGAATACACAATTAGGAGCAGACATAGTTACTTATGTTAATGTAGATAGTCTTTCGGGATATTTGAATTCATTGAACGTAAATCAATCTGAAATACCAGAAGGCGCAGCTTATATATTATTAACAGTAACACTACCATAATGGATGTTTGTGACTATCCGAAAAGGGATTTATTTATCCGTATTGGATTAAAATATCCATGTGCAGGGTACTACCTGAGATGGTATTATAACGGGTGGCATTACTGGCATTTCCTTCCCGGGGAGCAATACGTAAATACCGAAGGGCAAAATTACCGGACAACAGGGAGAAAAAAAATAACTCTCGGCACAGGGAATATTACTTTAGACCAGGTTACCGCTATTCGGACTTTATTGCTCACAAAAGAAATTCAGATTTATACTGAGAAGGGATGGGTAAATGTGTATGTTGAGCCTTCATCAATGATAGTTTACGACAATGAAGTAAATGGTTACGAAGTTGAATTAACGATTATTATTGGAAGCAAGGAAATATCTTATTTTAGCGGATACAGTCCTGTATTGTATGTTCCTATTGTGCCTGTTGTTCCTGATCCGGCAATATGCGAGATTATAATTGGTAGTCAAATTTGGATGTGTAAAAATTATAGTGAGAATTTTCCGGGCTCAAAAGTTTATAACAATGATGAAGCGAACAGAGATGTTTACGGAGGTCTTTATACCTGGGATCAGATCATGACGCCGGGGTTTTGTCCTGTAGGGTGGAACATTCCGACAGAGGCACAATTTCAGACGTTAATAGATTATATTGGACTTGCCATTGCAGCCGGAGGACATTTAAAGGAAATAGGGACAGATCATTGGGATGCACCGAATACAGGTGCAGACGATTTACATGGATTTGCAGCAAGGGGAGCAGGATATTGGAATTATCTTTTCGGAACGTTCGCAACCTTAAAACAAGTAACATACTTATGGACACGAACAGAAAAATCTGAAACAAATGCAGCTACATTAAGATTGAATCATGATAGTGCATTGGCATCTTTAGGTAGTTCATATAAGGGATATGGGTTCTCAGTGAGATTGATAAAAGACGAAACAGTTCCATTAGTAATAATAATTTATGGATATCTATATAATTGGTATTCAACACAGGGCGCAGGGGATAATTCTCTATATAGTTCGGATGAATGGGCGATCCCTGATATTGTTAAGTTAGATACATTAATAACATATTTAGGAGGAAGTGCTGTTGCAGGTGGAAAATTAAAATCTACAAGAGTATTTCCAGATGATCATCCAAGATGGGATTTGGGAGGATCGCCGGGAACAGATCAGGTTAAATTTTATGGAAATGCATACGGGAATAGAATTGAAAACGGGAATTTTGGAAACATTGGAGTTTATGGTGTTTTTTGGAGTATTGATTCATTTGACGCAAATAATGCAAAATCAAAATATTTATATTATGGAGGTACTGCATTTTCTGACATTAATCTTAATAAAAAAAGAGGTCTATCAATTAGACTTGTGAGGGATTTAAGAGCTGGAGAAAATTTATTAACTGATGGGGATTATGTGGAAAATTATATTGGCAATGATGGGCAAGGATATAAAGCGGTGAAAATAGGGACGCAAGTATGGACGGCAGAGCCATTGATTGAAACAAAATTAAGGGGAGGCGCTGACATACCGGAAATTACAGATACCGCTACATGGGCAGCATTAAATACATTAGCAAGATGTTCATATAATAATGATGAAAATTATGCTTTTAGAATCATTTAAAATATCGTTAATTGCATTTGTATTTGTAATGCTTACGGAAAATAAAATGATATTTTCTTTTTATAAAATCTGGCTTTTAAAGCTCCCTGAATGGATTTCATTTCCTTTGGGATTATGTTATGTGTGTTTTACAGGACAAGTTTGTTTATGGTATTATTTGATTTTCCATTTCAAGGAATATAACTTTATTGAACATCTTTTTTTTATTTCAGCGGGAATAATGTTATCACACGTTTATAAAATCATTCACAATTATGCGGATAGGTGAAATACA